AAGAAATGCAGCTTGAAGTGCGCCACTCATCAGGTGAGGCCTGATCCTGAGATTAGCCAAGTTGTCGATGTCATCTTGACTGCCGTAGCAGAGCCATAAATCGCAAGGCTCCGTGATCCGGTTGTTCCAGCCGAGGACAGATACATCGTGTCTGTTGTAATCGCTATCGTCACGACCTGTGTGGTCATGTTGATAAACGTAATCGCTGTCCCGACTGGGTAAGCCACAGTACCGTTCGCGGGGATGGTGAACGTCCTCGCGTTGGCATCAGTTGACGGATGAAAGATGCACTTACCAGCGTCAGCAAGAACCAGCGTGTATGCCGCGCTCTGACTGTTTTGCGGGATATTTAGAAAACCAACCGCATCGGTTCCGTTTACCGTACAGCTAGACAGAGTTCCAGATGCTGGGGTGCCAAGGGCGGGCGTAACCAACGTAGCAGACGTTGCAAGCGCGACAACCGTGCCCGTGCCCGACGTAGTGTAGCTCGTATCCCACGCGGAACCCGTAGAGTTGGCAATACCAGCGCCGGGGTAAACAATAGTTCCGGTCGCTCCCGTAGGGCCAGTCGCCCCCGTTGGCCCTGTAGGACCTGTCGGACCCTGAACGCCGAGGTTGCCGACAGTAAACGCCAGCACCTCTACAATGTCTCCAGACGCAGCGGCTACCGTCAGCACCACAGAGGTTCCGCTAGTGGCGGTGTAATCGGTAGTCGCAAGCAGAACGCCGTTTAGGAAAACTTCTAGTGCGCCCACGGTGTAAGAAACCGTGAACGTCGTCTGCGAGGCGGTAGCAGTAAAGCTGGTGCGTGTGTAGGAAGCCGTGCCAGAAGAGCCAGTCGGGCCTGTTGGGCCTGTTGGGCCTGTATCGCCAGTGGGGCCGGTTGGTCCAGTGTCACCTGTTGGCCCTGTTGGCCCTGTCGGGCCAGTGGCACCAGTGGGACCAGTCGGACCAGTGGCCCCCGTGGGACCTGTTGGACCTGTATCTCCTGTAGGTCCAGTTGGGCCAGTGGGACCTGTGGCCCCTGTTGGACCCGTTGGACCGGTATCGCCCGTTGGGCCTGTCGGTCCAGTTGGTCCTGTATCGCCTGTCGGGCCAGTTGGACCCGTATCGCCTGTTGGACCTGTGGGACCGGTATCGCCTGTTGGACCTGTGGGACCGGTATCGCCTGTCGGGCCGGTGGGGCCGGTGGGGCCTGTGTCACCTGTAGGTCCAGTAGGCCCAGTAAAGCCTACCTGACCAGCATCGGTCCACGCCACGCCATCCCAAACGTACAAATGCTCATCTGACAGCGCAATATACGCATCACCAACTTCATTACCCGTAGGCGGCAGAGCGGCGGGCGTAGCCACCGTACCTTGGTAGGTAATACCCGCGCCAGCAACGCCAGTTGCACCAGTTGGACCAGTGGGGCCAACAACATTAGAAGCCGCTCCTGTGGGGCCTGTAGGACCAGTGGGACCTGTGGGGCCGGTGTCACCTGTTGGTCCGGTTGGACCCGTTGGGCCGGTGATACCTTGGAGACCAGTGGGACCTGTTGGACCCGTGACACCTTGGAGACCTGTCGGACCCGTCGGGCCGGTGGGACCACTAAAGCCAATAGCGCCAGTTGGACCCTGTGGGCCTGTTTGGCCGGTGGGTCCAGTAGCGCCTGTTATTCCTTGCGGTCCTGTGGGGCCTTGTGCGCCCTGCTGGCCGGTGCCGCCTTGCGTTCCGGTAGGTCCGGTTGGGCCAGTCGCGCCAATAGCGCCAGTGGGGCCTTGTGGGCCTGTTACGCCCGTTGGCCCTGTCGGACCAGTGCCACCCGTTGGCCCTGTCGGACCCGTCGCGCCAGAAGCGCCTGTCGCACCAGTTGGTCCGCCGCCGAGAGCCGCAATCTGCGCCGAAGTAACCCGTACCGAGACGCCAGCTTGCACAGCCTCAAGCTGTTCAGAACCACTAAGCGAAATGGCGGGGCCTAAATTAGGGATTTGTATATTGGTCATGTGAGCGGCCCTGTTTTCGGAACTTGGTCAAATCCGTACGGCAATCCTGGGTCATCATTGCCAGGAGCGTTTGGATCAGTACCCGGCTCTTGATTTGTACCACCCGGCGGCTCGCCTGTCGTCTGCGTTACACGGTTGTCGCTAATTTGAGTAATACGAACATCTCCGCCCGGAACGGGGATGCCCGTCCAGAAGTCGGTCGTATTCTGACCCGAAGTGGCGCGCGTGTTGCTTTCGTAAGTTTCAAGATACTCAATACGCGGGTTTTGAATCGGCACCGGATCGGCAGGAAGAATAATTGCACGAAGCTGGTCTTGCGGTTCGTCATAACAGGAACTGCAAACCAGAAGTCCAAGGTTCAACAACGACGCGCCGCGCCAGTCATATTGCCAGCGCAAATCAACGTGATTGTACCAGATGGCACATCTATCACAGACTGCAAAAGCTTCAGGATTAGATGGACTGGTTCTTGCTCGTCCAGACTTTGAGGCGTACGCCATACATCATCTCACGGTCTGTAATAGCCAATAACTTGCGGGCTAATATACTGTTGAGCAGATTCGACGTTCTGCCGCGAAGCAATGCTATAGGTTTCGTCGGCTATCCCTTTAAGCGCAGGAGCAATCTGGGGATTCCAGACTTTTGCCAAACGATAAGCAAGGCCGTCTGCAAACGCTTCAAGCCAGAGGTAAGGTATGTCAACGGTCTGCCCTCCTGAAAAATTAGAGTCTTCAATCTGGGTGACACGGTAATATTTCAGAACTTGTGCGCTAGAACCGTCAGGAGCAGGCCACAATGTGACGGTCGGAGAAATTAAACGATCAAACCAGAACGTCGTTGAAAAACCAGTCTGCGATTTGTTTGGATAACTGGCATATTCAGTACGGCTGATTGGCAAAATAATGCGGTCGATCTCAGGCCCACTAGCCGGGACGATGCCCATGTAGGCATCCAGAATCACGACCGTGCTAGGATTTACGCTATACGTCGGCGACGGCGTGGATGAAGTGATCGTACCACCCGTTCCGGTGGTCGATGCTGTCGTAACATAGCTGACAGACCCTGTGCTTGACGCAGTAACCGTAAAGTTACCGTTGTAGCCAGAAACGTTTACGCCAGCGACGGTAATTGAAAATCCAACAGGATAAACCGGTGTATTCGGTGTGGAATATGTCAGCGTAGCCGTGCCTGAAGATACCGTGGCCGTCACGACACTAAGCGATTGAACAAGCTGAACCGTTACAAGGTCAACTTTCCAAAGGTTCACACCCTGGTTCGCCCAGTTTGCAAGCATCATGTTTGTCGCCATCTTGGCGCTTTGCATGTGTTCTTGCAGCAAGGACGTATTACGCAACCCCGCCAAGTTGTAGGCGTATAGCGTCAACTCACCGAGAGAGGGATTGAAAGCGTATGTGCCACTAGTGGTCATGGATGCTATTGCGGTACGCTGCTGCTCTGAACAAACGTCGTCACAACCGATCCGTTACCGCTGGCTAGATAAACGCGGGCAAAAACCGGTACAGCAACCAGACTTCCATACTTTGTTGTTGATTGTGTAACCAAACCAGCGTCTGGCGCGGGTGACCAAGTCATAGAAGCAACGGCGACTGGATTTACAGGGTCATTGGGATCGTCGTTTGAGACCTGAATTGAATAACTGACGGTGCCGTCTACAACAGCTTGAACCGAAACTGGCCCCTGCGCCCAGTTGTCAAAGCGCACTAGGGAGCTTTCTTTAGCTTCTTGTGAAGCATCGGACACAGAAACTGTAATTGGGCGCATTTAAAAATCCTTTCTTAACACTTAACGTCCCATTTCTTTAAAGCCAGATTGATCCTGCTATTTGGATCATGTGCTGTCTTGGCTGAAGTCAGCTTTTGCTTCATGCCGCACATCCTGCTTTTAAAGTTTTCTCTCCGTTGAGCGGAGGCGGGACTTTTATGAGCCTCACCAGATGAAACAGGACGCTTGATATTATGGCCCTCTGCCTTAAGCGAGGCACGGCCTTTTTCGTTTAAGCCACCAGAAGGGTTTTTGCCTTCTTTGCGGGTCCAAGCACCAGACATAATTACCTCAAGAAAGTGGGGGGCCGAAGCCCCCACACCCCATCAATTTTCAGGATTGTCTTGTTGCTTTAGTTCTGGAGTGTTCATTTTGTTTAACCAAAAATTACACTCTTGAATAGCACCAGCGACCGCATTTAGATTTGCTTCCATCTGCCGCCGCTGGCCTTCTAAAGCTTCCAAGCGTTCTTTAAAGTCTTGCTCGATCATACCTGTGCGGACGACAAGTTAATGTAACGAATAGCTCCATTAACCAAGATACGGAGTGAACCCGTTACTGCGCCTGGAGCCGCTGTGCAAAACATTACGTTGCCGCTTGCACCAGAACTCACAGATTTTGTTGTAGTTCCGACATCAAACAAATTCAACACGCCAAGGCTGTTTTGAGCTTCGTCACCAAAACCAATGAACGCAGTCGGACGAGAAGCTCTTACACCTGTAAAGGAAGTGAAGTCAAAGACTGCTCCGTAGCAAGCACCTACGTTAGTGCTTGCACCTACATCCACCACTCCATACACAGCGGTGTTTAATCCAGAAATGGTGTTGGATGCGTTTTTTAGAGAAGTTTGGGCATAACATCCAAAGATGGTGCCACCAGTAACGCCTGCGGTGCGACTATTTGAAGCGCCAACCAAAGCAGCAACGGTGCCAGACCAATTCGCAGCGGGGCGAACAGTAAAGTCAGTCAGGTTAAAGGAACCTGTTGACAAATCTGAGGCAGTTAAAGTGTCGTCAGAACTGAACCCTGAGTCAGAAATGACTGGGCCAGAAAATGTGGTAGTACCCATTTTATCCTCACATGCGAGTTAGGCACATCTGTCTGCATGTCGTCAGCCGGGGGCTGTCAGATGCACCGGGATACCCCGGAAGAAACCCCCCACCGGTTTCCCAGTGGAGGGATAGTTTAGTTAAGACATTTTCTCAACTTTGTGGCCTTTGGGCGGGGTGCCCGCATGAGCCGACGACAGCGGGTTCATGTTGGAACCCGCACGACCGCCGCTCTTACGAGCCTTACGACCGGCATTATGCTTGGCATCTCCGCCGTGCATTTTGCCAACGTGCTTCTTTGCACGACCGCCGCTTTTGCGCTCTTCAGCTTCATCGTTCACATTACTTTGGTAAGTGTAACGCATGTTCTTCTTTTTTTCGTCCTGCTCGAACTCACGGTCACCAGTTTCGGTGCTGCCGCCGGAAGCCCTCTTCATACGCGATTGACTCTTCATTTTGATCTCCAATGATCAACAGGATTGGCCCGCCCGTGAAGGCGGGCCTTTCCAATTACGACGAGGGGAACGAGCCGAAAATGGAGCGCCAGTTGTAATAACCGAAGCTGTAGCGTTCGTAGCCTTTAACCAAAAGGTTATCGGCCAGCAGGAACCAAGCGTACGGGGAGGTCAAGAAATCGTTGACCATGTACGACTCAGGCAAGCCACCTGCTGTCGAAAGGATGGCGTTCACATCGTTGTCCGCACTACCCGGACGCAGTTCCGTCTTGATCAGGCGGATTGCAACCGGCTCGTTCTGCGGAGCAATGATCAGTTTACGAGCGCGAGCGAATACCTTCAGGCCCGCTTGATCTTTAAAGTTCGTACGAACCGAGATCATGGCGTTCAAGAGGGTAGACTCGTTCAAGTCAACCGGAGTGCTGGGGATGTTCGAAACAGTCCCGCCATCAATTGGATGGTCGTCAGCGCAGAGCGCCACGCCGTCGCCACCGATAGCAGAATTGTACGTCGTCGCCGTATTAAGGACGTTCGCACCGTAGATTTCCTTGGTCTGCTGAAAGCTTTCAATCAGGCCAAGGTTCGACGGATGGAACTGCGTCTTGTACAGGTTATCGTCAATCGCTTTGCGAGTAATAGCGTACCCGAGAGCAATTTCCGTATGTTCCTGGTTGTAGACGAAGCGTTCGCCAGCGCCGTTATCGAAAGCGGTCTGACCGCCTTCGGTTTTCAGTTGGGCGAGGCCCAGGTAACGCATTTCAGCGGTGCGTTCCAAAGCCATTTTCGAGTCGTGCTTGGTGAAGATTTTATCGTACTGAGACGGAATCATCTCGTACTTGCCTTCTACCCCACGGAGACCGGGGAGCAGAAGGTCCTTAATCTGACTAAGATTAACGGCCATGTGAGCTTACTCCCTTAAGAAATGCCAACGGGGCCAGCGCCGTTGGTGCGCGAAATCTGGTTGTTGAACCCAACGACGACCCGATTGTAGGCCGTTGTGGGATCAGCACCCGGAGCGCCCGGCGGACTGGTGATGAGATCGGTGACGATGAACGGATAGGTAACAGTCGTACCCAAAAAGTTCAGATAAGCACCGGAGGTTCCAGAGCTAGTGTTTCCGGTACCAATTGCAAACTGAGCATACTGACCAACGGGGTTCTGGCCCCAAGAAGTCAACGTGCCAGCAATGTTAAACGTCGTGCTGTTGCCCATGACCTGGAAACGAGCGTTCGGGTCATTGATGACATAAGCAAGAACGTCGCCGGTCGCATCAGCACCCGGCCAGTAACGCGACCAAACGGTGCGCTTCTGTGAGGTGGACAGATACTTACAGCCAACAAAAATGCCAGCCAAGGTCGTCGTGCCAGGAGAGGCTTGGGTGATGTACCCAGTTGACGCGCCAATAACAGGCATTACCGGATCGCCGGTATAAACT